GACCCTTTTAAAACAACACACAGATTACTATGATTAAAAAATTATTTTTAGTAGCAATTAGTACAATTGCTATCGCAGCACAAGCACAACAAATTACAGGCGCTGGTGCTACTTTTCCATATCCTATTTACGCTAAGTGGGCAGAAGCCTATCAAAAGCAAACTGGCGTAGGATTAAATTACCAAAGTATTGGTAGTAGTGGTGGCATTCGCCAAATTAATTCTGGAACTGTAACATTTGGTGCTTCTGATGCCCCAGTATCTGGCGAAAATTTAGATAAAAATGGTCAAGTTCAGTTTCCAGCAATTATTGGTGGTACTGTACCCATTGTTAATCTAGATAGTTTTCAACCTGGAGAACTACGTATTACTGGTACAGTAATGGCTGAAGTTTTTATGGGAAACATTACTCGTTGGAACGACCCTAAATTGCTAGAATTAAATCCTGGTAAAAATTTACCAAATGCAGCTATTACTGTTGTACATCGTGCTGATGGATCTGGTACTACGTTTAATTGGACAGATTATTTAACAGTGGTTAGCAAAGAATGGGCTGATCGAGTTGGGCGTGGAGCTGCTGTAAAATGGCCCGCGGCTAGTTCAGTTGGTGGTAAAGGTAACGAAGGTGTTGCAGCCAATGTTCGTAGAATTAAAGGTTCTATTGGTTATGTAGAATATGCTTATGTTAAGAAAAATAACATGACATATATGAAACTACAAAATAAAGCTGGAGAGTTTGTAGACCCTGATGACACTTCATTTGCTGCTGCAGCTGCTGGTGCTGATTGGTTTAGTGTACCCGGCATGGGCCTAAGTATAGTTGATCAACCTGGTAAAAATACCTGGCCTGTTAGTACTGCTAGTTTTATTATAATGTATAAAGAACCCAAAGATCGAAAAGCTAGTCAAGAAGCACTTAAGTTTTTTGACTGGGCATTTCGTAATGGTGCTAAAATGAGTGAAGAATTAGATTACGTTCACTTGCCCAAAGAATTACAAGATCAAATTCGTCAAAAAATTTGGTCACAAATAAAATAAATCATAAACTATGAAAGCTATTATCAGTAACAGAATTTACTTAAATGATCCAGGCGGAGAACATACTAATAAAATTATTAGTGAGTTGACCTATAAGTTTAAAAAAGATACTGGTAGTAAGCATTTTCAATCTATAGAAACTGTAAAAAACTATAAACTTTTACCTAAAGGCATAGTTAGCCTACCACAAGGTAGAGTAGATCTTATTCCACAAGGCTGGGAATTGGTTGATAAACGTGTATTAATGCCAGTACCATTTCCTAGTCCTAAATTTGAGCTAAGATCTGAACAACAAGTAGTATATGATGAGATCGCAGACACTTGCTTTATAAATGCACTTGTAGGTTGGGGCAAAACATTTACTGCACTACACTTGGCTAGAAAATTAGGGCAACGTACACTAGTAGTTACACATACTGCTGCGCTCAGAGATCAATGGGCTGAAGAAGTAGAAAAACTATTTGGGATGCCTGCTGGTCAAATAGGTGGCGGTGTTATAGACTGGGAAGATCATGCGATTACAGTTGCTAATGTGCAGACTTTAGTAAAACACTGTGACAATTTAAGCAAACAATTTGGAACCGTTATTTTAGATGAAGCACATCACTGTCCAGCAACAACATTTTCACAAATTATCGACGCTTTTCATGCTAGATTTCGCATTGCTCTTAGTGGAACAATGCAACGCAAAGACGGTAAACACGTAGTATTTCAAGACTATTTTGGCCGTCATATTGTCAAACCACCACAAAGTCATACACTTACCCCGACGATTCGAACAGTCAATACTGGTATCATGCTTAAACCAGGGGCTGCATGGACAGATAAAATAACACACTTATGTGGTTTAGACAACTATCAAAAATTTATTGCAGCCATTGCTCAGCAAGAAATGGCTGAGGGTCATCAAGTATTAATTATTGCAGATAGAGTAGATTTTCTTAAAAAGGTAAGCGAATATGTCGGAGAAACGTGTGTGTTGGTTACTGGCGAAACCGGATTTGAGGAACGACAACAAATCAAAGAACAACTTCTTAGCCGCCAAAAAATGTCGATTGCTGGTAGCCGACAAATATTCTCAGAAGGTATTTCCATCAACTCACTCAGTTGCGTTATCTTAGCAGTACCTATTAGTAACGATAGCTTATTAGAACAAATTATTGGACGCATACAACGACAACATCCTGGTAAAAAACAGCCGCTAGTAGTTGATCTACAATTTAGTGGTCGCGGAGATAAGCGTCAAAATACTAATAGGCTTGGGTTTTATTTACGTAAAGGCTGGCAAGTTGAAACGCAGTAAAAATTTGCACTTGCAAAAGTATATCACGCATGATATAATATATTTTCATTTGGTAAAATGATATTTTTCTTTGACCTACAAAAGTTAGAATACGTAACTAAAAATGATTCTATGTATTTAGTTACCGCCTTACATAAGGCATGGTTAGGCAAAACCATACCAAAAAATATTAAGGAAAAATTTAAACCAATTCCTAAAATTATAACTGGAAATAGTTTTTTATTAAATCCTAAAGGTCTATTTGAAGATAAAACTACTGATGTAGCATTTAAGGCACAATACATAAGATTAGCAGGACGCAGAGATTACTTAAGCTATAAATTGCTAAAACAAATATATCTTGACTTAACCTTATACCCAGACTTAAACATAGCTACAATTAAACACAATCCGCTTTTAATTATTGAAAACACACACTTAAAATTTATATACGAGGAAAACAATGGCACTCTCATTTAAGCAAACAAAAGGCAAAGCACAAAAATCAAGCGTAGAAGCATACGAGTACAAAGACGGCGAAAATTCAGTTCGTCTAATTGGTGGAGTACTTCCACGATATGTATACTGGGTAAAAGGCACTAATAACAAAGATATTCCTATTGAATGCCTAGCATTTAGTCGTGATAAAGAAAAGTTTGATAATCTAGAAAAAGATCATGTTCCTGATTTTTATCCTGATCTAAAGTGCACATGGAGTTATGCAGTTAATTGCATTGACCCTAAAGATGGTAAAGTAAAAGTCTTAAATCTAAAGAAAAAGCTGTTTGAGCAAATCTTGACTGCTGCAGAAGACCTGGGCGATCCTACTGATTATGATGATGGTTGGGATGTAGTATTTAAACGTACTAAAACCGGACCTCTTGCATTTAATGTAGAGTATACTCTACAAGTTCTTCGTTGCAAAAAGCGCACTCTTGGTGACGAGGAACGCGCACTAGCAGATAAAGCTCAATCAATAGACGAAAAATATCCGCGGCCTACTGCCGAAGAAGTTCGAGCACTTATTGAAAAACTTCAAAAAGGTGCAGAAGAAGAAGCAGATAATCAGACCGACAGCGAACGTGAAGCTGTAAAAGATTTGTCTTAAACCTAAGCCTGCTAAGTCGCTGATTTAGCAGGCTATTTTATCACTATAAAAATGCACCTATTATTTACAGCAGATATTCACATAAAACTAGGTCAAAAAAATGTTCCCGTAGATTGGGCAAAGAATAGGTTTCAGCTATTTATAGATCAGCTTGCAGAAATGCAAACTAAAGCTGATATAATTATTATTGGTGGTGATATCTTTGACCGATTGCCAACAATGGATGAAGTAGAGCTTTACTTTGACCTAGTGGCTAGTTTTACTAAACCTACTGTTATTTACAGTGGTAATCATGAAATGGTTAAAAAAGACACTACTTTTTTAACTTATCTTAAACGTGCAACTAATAGGCTAAATTCCAAAGTAGAAGTCGTTGACTCTTTTGAGTATTTATCTGATTTTGGTATAGATATTATTCCGTATAATATGTTAAAGGAATTTGAAAAAAATTCCGGACAGTTTCAAGGACAAATTCTTTGCACTCATGTTCGCGGAGATATTCCTCCGCACGTTAAGTCGGAAATAGATCTAGACTTACTAAATCGTTGGAAAATAGTATTAGCAGGTGACTTACACAGTTATGAAAACAGTCAAAGAAATATTCTTTATCCTGGTAGCCCTTACACTACTAGTTTTCATCGTAATGAGGTACACACCGGAGCAATATTACTTAACGTCACCAATTTGGAACATGAGTGGCTAGAGTTTAATCTGCCCCAACTTATTAAGAAAACAGTAGGTGTACACGACCCTAAACCGCAGACAACGTGGCATCATACCGTCTATGAGATTGAGGGTAATTTATTAGAATTAAGTGAGTTAGCAGATAGTGACTTAATTGATAAAAAAGTAGTTAAACGTGCTCAAGAAACACAACTTATTCTTGATCCTAATCTTACCATAGCTGAAGAAGTCCGAGAATATTTAACTTATATTCTTGAAATGCCCGAAGCTACTATTCAAGAAGTTTTACAGGAGTATTATAATAATGCAGACAAACTCCACGATTAGTGATGTTGTGATCTGGACACAGCCACAATGTTCTGCTTGCGATACAGCTAAAAAATTGCTAGATCAACTACAAATTCCATATTCTACTATGTCAATTGATAGTGTAGAAACTAAACAACTGTTCTTTTCTACTTTTCCAAGCGCTCGTAGTGTTCCGCAAATAAGTGTACAAGGTCGTTGGATAGGCGGCCTACAAGAATTAAAAAGATTATTAAATGATAACTCTAAAGCACTTAAAATGGTCTAATTGTTTTAGTTATGCACAAAACAATGAAATTAATTTTGTTAAGGGTCCACTACTACAACTAGTAGGTAAAAACGGCCACGGTAAAAGTAGTGTAGCACTTATACTAGAAGAAGTATTGTACAGTAAAAATTCTAAAGGTATTAAGAAGGCCGATATTCTTAACCGCTATGTAAAAGATACTAGTTATCAAATAGAGCTGACGTTTACCAAAGATCAAGATGAGTATAAGATAGAAACTCGTCGTAGTGGTCAACAAACAGTTAAGCTGTATAAGAATGGCAAAGACATTAGTGGTCATACTGCAACTACTACTTACAAAGCCATTGAAGCCTTAATAGGTATTGACCATAAAACTTTTACTCAAATTGTTTATCAATCTCATGCAGGTAGCTTAGAGTTTTTAACTAGTCCTGATACTGCAAGAAAGAAATTTCTTATTGAACTACTTAACTTAACTAAGTATACTGAAACTGGTGAGATATTTAAAAAGCTAGCACAAGACTTAAGCGTTTTAGTAGCTAGTGCAGAAACTAAGGTTAAAACTACTCAGGACTGGATCACAAAATACAGTAGCCAGAACTTAGACCCTAAACCAATATTAAATTTACCAGTAGTCCCAGCTGCCGCAGAACTAGAAGCTCAAACAATCACACAACAGCTACAGACTATTGAACAACAAAACAAAAAAATTTCACAAAATAATACCTATAAACGACTACAGTCTGAAATCCAAGTTTTACCACTACCTACTAAACCTAGCCAAACTACTACAGATTTAGTAGTAACAAGAGCAGAGCTAGATAAAACTAGCAAAGATGCTAAAGCATTTATTCAAAAAATGCAAAATCTAGGAGCGCAGTGTCCAACTTGCCTACAAGCCATAGATCAAGCGAAAACTAAACAGCTACTAGATGAGCAGCAAAATATTCTAAAAACCAGCCAAGCCGAAAGTGCCGCACTAGCCGCACAAATTAGTGAAATTAATCAACAATTACGTAGCTGGGAACAAGCAGTAAAATCTCAAGAAGAATGGGAAAAATATTATCAACTTATTGACACAGAACTGCCACAAGTTCTACTAGATGAACAAGAACTTAAAAAGCGACTAGGTATAGTTCAGCAAGAATTAACTCAGTGTAAAAATGAAATTGCCAGGATTCAGCGAGATAATGATCAACGCCTACAACACAATAGTCGCGTTGATATTATTCGGCAACAACTCCAAGAAATGCAAGCTGACTTAACTACTTGGTCAAAAAATCTAGCAGATTTAACTAAGCGACTAAATATAGTAGGTATTCTAGTAAAGACATTTAGTACTACGGGACTAGTGGCTTATAAAATAGAAAATTTAGTAAAAGATTTAGAAACACTAACCAATGACTACTTAGCAGAACTAAGTGGTGGCAGATTTCAAATCAGTTTTGAGATTGCAGGAAATGATAAACTTAATGTAGTTATTATTGATACTGGCAATCACATTGATATACAAGCATTAAGCGGTGGTGAACGTGCCAGAGTAAACGTAGCCACACTATTAGCAATTCGTAAGTTAATGCAGGGCTTATCACAAAACCGAATTAATCTGCTAATTTTAGACGAAACTATTGAAGCTCTTGACTTAGACGGTAAAGAAAAACTAGTAGAAGTGCTACTAGCCGAAGAAAACTTAAATACTGTGCTAGTATCACACGGATTTTCTCATCCACTACTAGAAAAGATCAGTGTAGTTAAGCGTCAAAATATTTCTAGGATCGAAGAATGAAAACAGTACGAGTTACCAAAGGTAAACACACTTGGTTTACTGAAAACCCAGACGGTACTACTACTATGGAAACTGACTGGGATGCCCTAGCGCGTGAAATTGAACTAGCGGTTAATGAATATCAAAAACCTAGTCGACAAGCTCGCAAACGAGGCAAAACTATAAAAAAGGACCAAAATCATGGTAGACAGTCGCGACAAAGGAGCTAGAACTGAGCTTAAAGTTCGTGACTTTTTGCGTGAGTATACTGGTTTAGTTTGGGAACGCGTACCGTCCAGTGGTGCACTTGATGAAAAACACGGATTAAAAGGTGATCTTTACGTACCTGGTGAAAAAAATATTTACTGTGTAGAAGTAAAAGGATATGCTGACGATCACCTTACAAGTCAAGTACTAACTAGTAAAAGTCCTACATTACTAGACTGGTGGCGACAGACTGTACGCGAAGCACAGCAAGTAAAACGT